CGGATAAAGCCTGCTCCGGCTAACCCAACCACCGAGTTAAGGGTGATCGTCGTTGCCGTGGAGGTGACGGCTGCTTCCACCACTGATGCAGTTGGGTTAACTTCGCCCGAAAGGCGCTGAATCCAAACTTGGATGGGTCGGGCTTGGCTGAGTTTGTTTGGGATTGTGGCATACGTAGAAACACTAATACGTGTGATGGTTAAGTCAGCCTGCGTAGAAGACGTGTTCTGCCCCGTGCGGATAACATGCTCAAGCAAGTCAATGGTATCTGTAGGCAGAGCATACGTGGCAAGTCCCGGAGTCAGGTTGATTACACCCTGCTCCATCGTCCACATGTTGATGCCTTTGTTCTGCCACTCTATGGTCATTAGGTTCATTGATCTACGTGCTGTACGCAAGTCATAACCTGAACGCATTTCCCGCCCAGCCCTCTCCCACGCTTCCTCGGCAATCTCCGTGAAGTCCATATTGAAGAGGGTTGAGCCGGTAGTGGTCATCTAAATCCTGCCGTTTTCTTTGCTATCGTTTTAGGTTGGGCTACGAACTGTTTGCCCGCCGCCTTGCCTGCACGTTTGGCTTTGGTTGTAGCTGCGTACTCAGATGATGATAAAGACTTGATAGCCGCTTCGGGCAAATACCGCTCCCCCGTCTTACTTGACGGCTTGCCAGACTTGGTGCGCCATTTCTGGTCACCCCAATCTTTAAGCGATTTTTGAGGAGCTTTCAATCTTTATACCCTCCACCAGCTTCTTTGTACTTTTTAGCAACAAGTTGTGCTTTGCGGGCTGACCATTGACCCGCTCCTGTTCCGTGGGTAGAAGCAGCTTTTACCTGAGACACAATCCGCTTACGCAGACTGGGCTTAGTGTAATTACCCGCAGCATTTACTTTTCCGCCTTCAGCATACTGCGTGAAGTCAGTGTCATCCCGACGAGCTTTACGCTTGCCCTTGGGCATCTTGCTGGACATTATGTCGCCCATCCCACGGCTTGCCATCATGTCAGCACTTCCCGCCGTAGTTCATCTTAATCATCGTGCCTTTAGTTTTGCCTTTGGTGGCACAACCATCTGCACGACTAGAAGCTGAACTAACAGAGCCACCTTTAGCAAATTTGCTACCGGAAAAACTGTTGTCAGGTTTGCTGGGCATAAACACCTTTGGCTTTGGCTGTTGGGTAGTTTGCTTTGGAGCAGAGCCGGGAGGTGTGTAGCGAGGAGTTCTCATATCACGACCGGGATCAATAGCATCTGCGGCTTCTTGTGCTGCTTTATCAGGAGAATCACCGGCAGTAGGATCTTTTTCCTTACGGCGTGTTAAACCTTGCTTGGCATTCAAATAATCACGCAAGTTGTCATAGCCTGATTTAGCTAGTTCTTCCTTGGTAACGATGCCAGACTTCTTTGTCTTTGGCGACGGCATAGCTGCAGGAGGCGCACCACTATCGTCGTCTTTAGGCATAGTGCCTGAGCCGGGTTCAATAAACTCGTAGTTATTGATGTTTTGTTTCATGTTTAAACCCCTTAGCAGGCTTTGCCGCCCTTGTTCATTGCAATCATTGTGCCTTTGGTTTTACCCTTGGAAGCAATGCCATCACGAGCAGATGAAGTCTTAACTCCACCCATCTTAGATGGAGCCATGCCACCTTTAGATAATTTAGTCATGGTCGCACCTTTGTGCAAACGGCCTTCGTGTTTATTCACGGCCTTTTGCATCATGGACTTGTCCATCTTGACATCTTTGTGAGCCATGCCACCGTCAGCATACCCACCCATGTTCATCTTTTTCATGTCGCCACCTTTAAAAAATTTACGGCCTTTATCAGCCTCTGAAAAATCTTTTCCCACAGACTGTGGGACTCCTGCTTTCTTGGCGAACGATGGGTTATGAGCCACCGCTTCCATGAAATTATGTTGCTTCTTACTTGTGCTTGGCATTACAAATACCTACCTTTTGTTTTGCCACGCTGTGCAATTCCATCACCACGACGTGAGGCGGTATTTTTAACCTTGCCACCACGTTTATATGCTGCCCTGCCGCTAGTTAATTCATCATCCGTATATGGTTTACTGCCACCGCCTGATGAAGAAAAACTGCGGTCTTCTTCAGGGATTGCATCACGGCCTACAAATTCATTTTTAGCATAGTCTTTGGCTACATCTTTAACAATGTTTTTTGCAAAACCCATAGGGTTTGTTGCAAGAGCAATAGAGTCTTTGGGTAAACCTAAAGCCTCTTCTGCTTTGGTTGCTGCAAAATCTTTAGCTTTGTTAATAGCATATGCTTTAGCAAGACCAACAAGTGGAGCAACCATGATTAATCACCCTTTTTGAATAAGTTGGTCAATTTTTGCTTCAAGCTTGTTAAAGCGTTGGTCAATGTGGTTTGTAATACGATCCACTTCTGCTTGAGTAACGTTATCACGGGCAACCTCCTCACGGGTTTTGTTCAGCAGGATCGTGACACGAGCCAGTTCTCTGAACTTTTCATTCATCATGTAGCCAAGCAATCCCATCACTAAAGTTAGGATTGCTGACCATGCGGTGTTTAAATCTAACAATTCCAAGCCCTCAATGCTTTATTGATGCGTGAATCCGGATCGTTTGCTGTCTTTGCACTCGTTAGCTTCTTTTTCATCCCGCCCATCCTCGCACAGAAAGAGTCGCGCCGGGAGCCGCCTTCGGGCTGGGGAGCCTTCAAGTTCATACCTTGCGCTTTCGCAGAGGCTCGGCCTTTGGCGTTCAAGCCGCCCTTCTCGGACTTGCCTTCTTTCCTCTGCCATGCTGGACTCTTAGCCATAGTAAATGTTCGCAGAAAGTAAGTTACTCATGCTCAAGTAAATACCATTTCTTGCCAAAATACCCTCTCCGGGAATTAAAGCAAAATTACCAAACAAGTCAGACGCACCAGTATCGTAACTAGCAAGCCACAAAGATGCGTATGCCGCATTTGTTCCGGCAGCAATAGTTCCAGAGTTAATGTCTGTAACTGTAAAGGTGTTTGCGCCAGTGCGTGTAATTGTGTAGTTACCGTTTGTGCCAGATGATCCGCTTGCTGTTGCAAACGTAAGTCCAACTACATTCCCAGTGACCAATCCGTGTGTGCTCTTGGTAACAGTGATAAGAGTACCTGCCCGCTCGTATGTAGCTGAAACAGGTGCTGTAGTGGTGTCAAAAATGTCAAGTGTTCCAGCCGTAGCCGTACCCACCATAGACACAGCTTTAAGCCTATTGCGCCCCAAAACAACAAAACCTGAGTTGTTAAGGTGGCCCGATTTAACGTCTGTTTGCATCATAATCAATCTCCTTTAAAAAAGGGGCCGAAGCCCCTTGGGTTGATTAGGAATCTGCGAAGGGTGTAGCAACAGTGCCGGAACCAATAACGTTTCCAGTCACCATGTACTTGTCAGCAGCAACTGCAACAATTTGAATCCATGTGCCTGCAACGCCGCCGGTAGTTGTACCGTTCAAGTTGATAAAATCATTGGAAGAACCGTTGGCAGAGAAGGCAACTACAGCGCCAGATGTGTCTGAATCAATAGAGATTACAGCGCCAACGTACAAATCGCTAGAACCGGAAGTTGTACCAATCTTCAAAGAGCTTGTAGAGATGGTAGTAGGAACCCAGATCGTGTAAACAACGCCTTCGTTATTAGCTGTGCTTGGGTCTTGACCGGGGCCAGATGTAACAGAGTTAGTTGAAACGTTGATTGCTGGCAAGGTCAAAGTGACTGCTGCTGCTAAAGAACCGCCAACAGAAATGATGCGACCGCCGTGAGCTTCGGGGCTTAATGTGGTGCTTGTTGTAATCTCAACAACTGACGCTGGGCCTTGTTGATAAATGCCGCCCAATGAACGAACTGGGCCTTGAAACGTAGTGCGTGCCATGATGTATTCCTTACATGCAAGTTGGGGTGTTCTGTCTGCATGTCGTCAGCCGGGACTGTCAGAACACCGGATAAGCCCGGATTAGTATGTTTATACCACTACGTTTAAACTAATGCAACAAAAAAGGGAGCCGAAGCTCCCCTTTTTTTTGATGCCTATTAAGCGCCGGGTGAACCGAACACGCCCAAAGGATCTGACACGCCGAAGCTGTAACGCTCACGGGCTTTGTAACGAACGTTACCTGTGTCAAAGTCACCGTCCATGCCTGTAGACATGGGGGTACGCACGAAGTGCTTCAAGCCGTTAGGCACATCTGTACACAAGAACCAAGCATTGGTGTCTGTCAGATAGTGGTTAACGGTGTAGCCTTCAGGGATTGAGCCGTTGTTCTTCAATGCGTTGATGTCATTGTCGGCTGTAGAAACACGGAGTTCGGTTTCCAACAAACGAGTAGCAACGAACATCAAAGAAGGAGGAACAATCAACTTACGTGGCTTTGCAGCGATCAGCAAGCTACGCTCATCTGTCCAAGCAGCGATCTGAATAACAGCGTTTTCCAACGATGTTTCATTCAAGTCAGCAGCGGTAGATGGTGTATTGCTGTTAACGCCACCAGAAACCAAGGGGTGTGCTGTCGAGAACAAAACTTGACCGTCACCATAAGTGGGGCCACCGGCAAAGCCGTTGTTCAAGATTGCAGCAGCCTTGACCTGCTTGGTGTAAGCCATACCACGGGCCAAAGCCTTGGTATAACGTGAAGACAAAGAGTCATACAAGTTATCTTCCACAGCTTCCTCTGTGATGGAGAAGCCCATCGCAATGGTTTCGTGGGTGTAACGTGCAGTCCATGCTTC